GCCTACGCCGCCACCGCCGCCGCCTCCGCCTCCGCCACCTTCGCCGCCGGCCGACCGAAGGCGCTGCGGGACATGGCGGCGCTGGTGCGCGGGGTTATTCCGGCGGATTCGCTGCCCGACCTGCAATGGGACAAGGAGGCCGCATGACGCCCACTCCGTTCTCCTGCCGCATCGGCCGGCAGACCCAAATCATCAAGTTCCCGGCCACTGCCACAACCTCCGCAGTGCCCGTGGATGGGGCGGCTTCTCACGACGTTGCCGCCCCTGTTTCTATCTGGTACCGCCGCGTGACGTACGCCATTCTCGGCGGTCTGCTTGGCCTGATCGCTACGTACGGGCTGCCGTACTGGCGGGACGGGCTCTGCGTTGTCATCGCCGGCGCATTTGCGCTCGGCATCACCCGCTGGATCGCCAAGGAAGGCGGCGATCTGTGAACAAAGAAAGCGGAGGAAGCGTGGTCAAAAACAACATTCGCATCATTCGGGTGGCGTCCGGCTTGTCGCAAGGCCAGCTAGCCAGACTTGCCAACACACACCAGTCCCATTTGTCCCACATCGAGCATGAAAACATTCGGCCGTCACTCGACCTTGCGAAAAAAATCGCGGCTGCGCTCGAAGTGCCTGTCGAAGACCTCGGTTACGACATCGGCACGCTGCGACCGTACACCAAGAGGCCATGTCTGCGACCTCGCACCGCTCGGATCGAAGTCAAGCGACCACCCTTCCTCGTGCGCCTGTGGCGGAGGCTCTCGCTGTGAAGCTCACCGAGGAACAGCTTGAGAAGGCCTTTAATGCCATCTGCAAGGACATGTGCGACTCCGAGGTTTTCAGCCACCACAACACCAACATGGGCAACTACTATCTCGGCCGCATGGAGGGGTGCAAGGCCGCGCTGAAGCATCTCGGCGTGAAGCCAAAAAGAAGAAGGGAGGCAAGGCATGAAGTTCTCTGACGAAATCGAGTGCCCGCGGTGCGAGGGAGAAGGCAAGTACGAAGTCAACCTTGGCTACGGCATCGGCCCGGAGCGGTTGGAGGAAGCCACGCGCAATGAGGTGTGTGAGTCCTGCGGCGGTCGCGGCAAGGTGACGCTGGACGACATCATCCACGACGACGCACTGGTCGAGTTCTCTGGCGGCCCCGCTGAGGTGCTGGCGATGGTGAAGGCGGCGATTGACGGGGTGGCGGCATGAGCAGCATGTACCTGCCAAACGTGATCTTGGCTGCGCTGGACGCTATCGGGCCGGAGCCGGTTCGCGTACGAGGGCCTCTGGCTTTTATGCGCTGGAATGACGCGCGACTCTTCGCGTTGTTCGCCATCGTGAACATGGGCAAAGTCAAGCGCGGCTTCGTCGCCGTCCCCGACCAAGAGGCCGACAGCGAGGCCGCTTAAGTTACGCCGGGAGGAGACGGCAAACATGGAAGTGAGAATTTACCGGGTCAACATTGAGCATCGCAGGTTCGGCTTTAACTGGAACTCGCGCAAGGTCGTTGCCAGAGATTGCGAAGATGCGCTCAAGAAGGTCAAGCGAGGGTTGGAGAGAGGCGAAAAGGTTGAGTCTGTGCAGCTTTTAGAGCACGCCCGCGCGAGCGAGTAAGTTACGCCGGGTGCCCCTAACCGCAAGGCGGGGGCGATGGGTGGATAGCCCACGTGCTGCACCCGGCACCAGTTCAGGAGGAAGGCATGAGTCGTTCAGTCAACAAGGTGATCTTGATCGGCAACCTCGGCAAAGACCCCGAGCAGAAGTTCACGCCCGCCGGTCAGTCGGTTGCCAAGTTCTCCCTCGCCACTTCCGACCGCTGGAAGGACAAGGCAACCGGCGATGCCAAGGAGTCAACCGAGTGGCACAACGTCGTCTGTTGGGCCGGCCTTGCAGACGTTGCCGCCAAGTACCTGACCAAAGGCTCGACCGTCTACGTCGAAGGCCGGTTGCAGACCCGCTCATGGGAGAAGGACGGCAAGAAGCAGTACATGACCGAGGTTGTCGCGAGTGAGCTGGTCATGCTCGGCGGCAAGGCGAAGGACGCCGCGCCGTCTACCGGCTCCGAGACGTGGACGCCGCCTGCCGGGAAGCGGACGGATGACCTGGAACTCAACGATTCTGACCTGCCTTTTTAGCGAGGAGCCATGGCAACACCGGTACAGATCGGGGAAGACGATTGGCTCGCTGAGCGGCGTACAGGCATCGGCGGCTCTGACGTTCACCACGTCATGAACGAGCGGCCCTACGGATGCGCCCGCTACCTCTACTACGACAAGACCGGCGCTGAGCCCGACTACAACAACGAGAACGAGGGCCTGTTCAAGCGCGGGCACAAGCTGGAGCCGATCATCGCGGCCGAGTACGAGGAGGCGACCGGCAAGAAGGTACGCCGGATGCAGACCCGCGTGAATACCGATCGGCCGTGGGAGCGGGTGAACTGCGACCGGCAGATTGTTGGCGACCCGCGCGGTCCCGGCGTCCTGGAGTGCAAGTCCATGGGCGCCCATGCGTTCTCGCCGGTCAAGCGTGACGGTTTGCCAGCGGCCCACGTCCTGCAGTTGCAGTGGGCGTTGATGGTGACGGGATACAAGTGGGGAGCGTTCGCCGTACTCGAACCGGCGTCGTGGGAACTGCTGACGTTCGAGATGGAGCGTAACGAGCCTCTGATTGCGTCAATAGGGCATGAGGCGGCTGTCTTTTGGGCTCGAATCAGAGCCAAGAGAATCCCTCCGCAGCTTGAGAACGAGGACGACACCCGCTGCCAGTCCTGTGTCTACCGCAAGACCTGCCGGGGCTCTGTTGCCACCATGCAGATCGCGGAGCCGGAGATCACCCATCCCGTCGAGCAGGACGACACGCTGGCCGAGATCGTGCAGGACTACTGGGCGGCAAAGGAAGCCGTCGCGCAGGCCGACGCTGTGTACGACATGGTGGCAGCCGCCCTCAAAGATCGCATTGGCGAGCGGCAAGCCATCGAAGTGCCGAGCCTGATGGCCCGCATTTCCTACAAGCAACAAAAGGATTCGCTGACGTGGGACGGCAAGTTTCTGGACCGTCACCACCCGGAGTTGAAGGCGACTTGCAGCAAGGTCAAAAAGGGTGGGCGCGCCCTCACGGTCAATGCGCCAGGGAGGGACTAATGAGCACAGCTATTGCAACAACCACCCCGGAGCCACGCCTTAGCTTGGCCCGGTCACTGGCCGCGCGCTTCCAGATGGAGCCCACGGTTTTCATGGAGACGGTAAAAAAGACCGTGTTCCCCAACGGCACCGCAACCAACGAGCAGCTTGCCGCCTTCATGGCGGTGGCCCACGAGTACAAGCTGAACCCGTTCACGCGCGAGATTTACGCCTTCCCGACGAAGGGCGGCGGCATCCAGCCCATCGTCTCGATTGACGGCTGGCTGCACCTTGTCAACTCGCATCCCGAGCTGGATGGCATCGAGTTCTCTGACACCCTTAACGAGTCCGGCAAGCTGCTGGCTGTTACCTGCCGCATCTACCGCAAGGACCGCACCCGCCCGGTCGAGATGACCGAGTACATGTCGGAGTGCGCCCGTGAAACCGAGCCGTGGAAGAAGTGGCCGGCGCGGATGCTGCGCCACAAGGCGCTGATCCAGGCGGCGCGTTACGCCTTCTCATTCTCCGGCATCTTGGACCCGGACGAGGCCGAGCGGATCATGCAGGAGCAGACGCCGCAGATCGTTGCGGCGCACACGCACCGCAAGGCAGAGGAACTGGCCGCCAAGTACGCCAAGCCGGTCGAGCCGGAGCCCCAGGTTGCCGAGAATCCCGACGCGGAGCCGGTCCACGGTATGCCGCTCGACTTCGGGGGTGCGGCGTGAACGCACTGATTCGCTTCTTTTGCCGTCACCCGAACTCGCGCTGCATGACGCGGCGGAACCGTAACGGCGACCTGTGCCTGTACTGCACTCGGTGTTTGAGCTGGATCGCCAACTGGAACGAGACGATTGGCGTTCGGAGGGCGGCGTGAACTACGAAATCAAAAATCGCTGGACGAATGCCTGCTTATGGTCCGGGGAGGCGGACAGCCTCAAGGAAGCCGCGATGGCGGCGGTGGAAAGCGGGGCCCACCTGAGCGGGGCCGACCTGAGCGAGGCCGACCTGAGCGGGGCCAACCTGAGCGGGGCCGACCTGAGCGGGGCCGACCTGAGCTGGGCCGACCTGAGCGGGGCCAACCTGAGCGGGGCCAACCTGCGTCCTGTAAAGGCCGACGTGTGGGAAATACTGCTCCACGCAATCCCAGAGGTTCCGGCTCTCGCGGCGGCGCTACGGGAAGGACGCGTAGATGGCTCGGTCTACGGTGGAGAGTGTGCTTGCTTGGTCGGCACACTCGCCAAGGCGCGGGGCACTAGCGTGTCCGGCCTTGCGGGCATAATCCCCGACTCTTCGCGACCGGCAGAAGAATTTTTCATGTCGATCAAAAAAGGAGATACGCCGGAGTCGAACCCGGCCTGCAAGATCGCCCTTGGATGGGTGGAGGAGTTTATTGCGTTGGTCGGGGCGAGCAAGGGGGCGGCGTGAAACCACAACCGAAGGACATCGCACCCAAGGTCAGCGTCTCCAAGCGAAAACTCGCCTACCACGCTCACGCCAGGCGCTTCCCTGACGGTCCGGGATTCGGGCGGGTGCAAGCCAACGTCCCAGGCGTGGTCGTTGGCAGTCGTTGCCGGTAAACATTGTAAGCAAGGGGATCAATGCCGACTAAGCCAAGACGCCCGTGGATGCCGTTTCTGGTGGAGGACTACTTCTCCTCTGAGCGTGTCCTTGCCATGGACGCCCACGCGGAACGCGCTTACTTCCGCCTGTTCCTGTTCTGTTGGATCGGGCGCGGCTCCATCCCTGGCGATGAGAGCGTGTTGGCCGAGATCAGCCGAGCCGGTGCCCGCTGGCAGAAGGTTCGTGATCGGGTTCTGGCCTGCTTCGAGCAACGGAACGATGGCCGCTGGTACCACTCCAAGGTTGAGATGTTGGTGGCCGAGGCGGACTCTTTTGCCGAAAGCCGAAGGGTCAACGGATCGCGCGGAGGGCGCCCAAGGAATAACCTAGACGAAAGCACTAGGTTATCGGTAGCTAACCTAGACGAAAGCTGTAGTGAACCTAGAGCCAAAGCTAAAAAAAGCCATACACAGTCACATACACAGACACAAGAAGAAAACAACCCCCCTACCCCCCGCAAGCGGGGGCTTGTCGAGCTGCCCGCTTGGCTGCCCCGCGACCGGTGGGACGCGTTCGCCGAGATGCGGGCGAAGCTGCGCAAACCGCTGACTGGCCGCGCGGTTGCGCTGGTGATCGCCAAGTTGGAGCGGCTGAAAACGGATGGTCAAGACCCTGCGGAAGTGCTTGACCAATCGGTACTTAACGCATGGCAGGGAGTGTTCCCGGTGCTATCCGAAAACGGAGCAAAACATGGCAAATCACGAGATGAACAACGCCGAGATCGCAACCTCGCCAACGCCGCAAGGGCAATCGAAATCCTCGAAAGCCGAGACGCTGCGGTCGCTGCTGCTGCTGGCGGAGGCGTTCGGTCGTGAGCTGAGTTCCGAGGCCCAGGTGCTCATGACCGACGCGCTTTCTGACGTTCCGCTGGCGGATTTGCGACGTGCCTGCGGTGCGGCGTTGCGTGGTTGCCGGTTCATGCCGACGGTGGCGGAGATTCTCGAACTGGCCGGCATGAGACAGGTGACGGGGAAGGAACAGGAGGAAGCCGAGGCCCACGCGGCATGGGATTTTACCTGCGCTTGGCTGTCGCGGTGGGCGTGGAAGCTGCGCCACCCGGCGACGGGATTCCTCGGTGACAGCGGGGCCGGCGTGCCAGAACTCGACGAGCGGATGGCGGGGGCACTGCGACGCGCTGGCGGGATTAACCGGCTGTACCTCGCGATGGGTGGCGACACCGATGACCTGCAATGGGTTCGCAAGTCGTTTCTGGAGGAGTACCGCATGGCTCCGGCTATTCAGACAGCGCGGTCCACGATGGACGCCGCCCCGCAACTTGGGCATGCGGTGACGCGACTGCTGGAATCAACCAAGATGCCCAACGCCGTTGCCACGCTGCCCGTGGCAAGCGCGTATACCGACAACCGGGCCCTGGGTACCGCCGACGTTCCACAATCCAACCTGGCGCGATTTTCGGGGGGTGCAAGGTGAGCAAGGAAGCCCGACAAGTGGCCGAGTCCGTCATGCGCAAGTGGCGAGAGCGTTGCGGCTTCGACCCGGACGCCGCCGAGCCCGAACACTTCCGGCTGCCGTCGAAGGCCGTGATGCAAATTCGAGAGGCCGACCGGGAGAACGAAGAGCGGAGGTTGCGCCAGTGAGTAATCAGAAAGACCTCGGAACCCCATGGAATCCGGTGACCATCTGGAGGAACGGCCAGGTGTGGAATGAGGCCAGCCTGCTGGACCCCTTGAGATGGCGCAAGCCCCGGCGCGTGCTCGTGAACTCGATGAGCGACTTGTTCCACGAGGCGCTACCGGATGAGGCTATTGACCGGGTGTTCGCTGTCATGGCGATGGCGCCGGAGCACACGTTCCAGGTGCTGACCAAGCGAGCGGAGCGGATGGCGACGTGGTTCGGTAGACCCTATCTACTCGGACGCATATTGGAAGCGTGCGAACGGATAGATCGGTGGCCGAATGGAAGCGAGCCTCCACTTCGTCTCCCGCTGCCCAATGTTTGGCTGGGCGTCTCCGTCGAGGACCAAGCCACGGCCGACGACCGGATACCGCTGTTGCTTCAGACGCCGGCTGCGGTGCGGTTCGTGAGCGCCGATCCCCTACTGGACAGGATTACGTTTAGGTGGGCACCGTGGGACGATGGCGGACCGCACCCACGACGCAAGACCCAACTGCCGGACGTGCGCCGGGGCAAGCGCGTGTTGGCCGGCAACGCGGATGACCTGGACGGCCTGAGGATGCTCGACTGGGTGATTGTGGCCGGCAAGAGCGGCCCTAGGGCGCGGCCGATGCACCCGGATTGGGTGCGGAGTATCCGAGATGAGTGCGTTGAGGCCCGCGTGCCGCTGCACTTCAAACAATGGGGAGAGTGGGCCCCAGGCGAGAGCGTCGAGAGAACGACGGGAACCGTGCAGGTTGCAACGTGGTGGAACGGCGCCCGGTCAACAGACAAAGAAAATCTATCGGACTGCGACGGCCACCGCGACGATGAACCCGACGTGTACCGGGTCGGCAAGAAAGCCGCCTGCCGACACCTGGACGGTCGAACGTGGGATGAGTTCCCGAGGGAACAGCGATGACCGACAAGCCCATGCTCAGAATCTCGGAGGCGGCGGACCAGTTGCGCATCTCGCCGGGGACGCTACGGCTTTGGGTGGCGTCGGGCAAGGTGGCGTGCTTCCGTCCGTCGCGGCGGGTGACGCTGATCGCGAGGGTTGAGATTGACCGACTGCTGGCATCGAGTGCGGTTACTGCTGGAGCGCGAAAGTTTTGAGCAACGAAAGTGAGAACCGATGAAATTCCGAAAGAAGCTTGTAGTGATCGAAGCTACGCAGTGGTTAAAGGACGGAGACCACCCACGCGTCACCTGCGGCGGTCCACTGCACACGCATGGATACATCGCGCTGGAACTGGGCGGCAATATTGTTTGTCCGGGCGATTGGATCATCGATGGAAGCGATACGCCCTGCAAGCCCGACATCTTCGCCGCAACCTACGAGCCGGTGCAATGAGAGCGAGTGCGGTGCAGGCGGGAGGGAGACGATGACAAACGACCTTAAACCATGTCCGTGGTGTAAGCAATCGGCAGCAGTGCGAGCGTTATCTTTGGCGGACCTATTTGTACTCGGGTGCTTTTTTGACGGCTGTCCGGTCAAGCCAACAATCAGCGGACCTGACCTGTTCGCTCTCGCCGAACGGTGGAACAGGGAGGGCGAATGAGCAAAAAGCTGAAGCCGTGTCCGTGGTGCAAGGGCGACGTGGAAATCGTCAAGTCGGTGCGGCTCAATTGCCCTGTCGGAAAGCGCCACAGTTTTGGCATCGGCTGTTTCAGCGATGGGTGCCAGGTCAACCCTCAGGGGAGACCGTTAAGCGACCGTGCGGCCGTGGTCGAGGCGTGGAACCAGAGGGAGGGCGAATGAAACTCGAACTGACCGACGAGCAGATTGAGTCGCTAGTCAAGGCGGCTGAGCATTTTGACGCCAAGCTCTTTGAGGTTGTCATCCGAGCCGCATATAAGCCTTGCGGTTTTGATGAGTCGAAGTGGAGAACTCACATCAGCAAACTGGACCGCCAGTGAAAAGTACATGAACCAACTAACCCTAACTTACGACCCGTGTGCCAACAGGCACGGCGGAAACCCGCAGTCCATCGCCGCCCACGAGCGGGCCAGCGTCGGCAAGAGCGAGTCGCACCGGGCCATCCTGGCGTTGCTGCGAGTCGGCCCGCTGACGGCGAAGGAAGTTGCGGCGCGGCTTTATAAGCCTTTACACGCGCTGAGTGGCCGCCTGACAGAATTATCCGGCGCGGGCCTGATCGAGCGCACCGGCGAGGTTCGAGACGGGGCGGCGGAATGGAGGGTGCGATGAGCTATTGCATGATTTGTGGTGGACAGGTTGGCGTCGTGAGTAGCTGCAAATGCGGCGAAGGCCCGCCGCCCATTACTTTCCAGTGGACGGTCACGGAGCCAATTGGTGAGCCATCCACGACCGCCGAGCGGCGAAAGTATGCGTTGTTGCAGGCGGCGGCGATTGTGAGCATTACTATCGCCGACACCTCGCGATCTGTTGCTGAAGCCTATGACCTGCTGGCCGAGATCGAGCGAAGGGAGGGTGCAAAGTAATGGAGGGTGAGATGAAATGTGAGAAGTGCGGGAATAATTTGAACGTGGAGTGGCAGCAAGCCTGTTACGCCGATGGGGAGCCAAGCCGCGAGTTGATAGAGGCGTTCGCCGCCAGGTGCCACCTATGCGGCAATCAAAACACCTGTCTAAATGGGTGGAACACTCACGATATTGTCCCGAATCTTAAAACCGGAAGAAAAAGAATATTTCTTCTATTTAAGGCCGCCTCTGGGTCGATCCTACTTGGCGATGCCGCGGACGTATCCTGCTGTCTTGTGCCCGGTTGGTACTGGCGCGAGGTTGATCTACCGGAGTTTAAGCTATGAGCAAGGAAGCCCGACAAGTAATCGTTGGGTTTGCTTGGGAGCCGGAAAGCCACGATAAAGAGGCGAAGCAAATTACCGACGGAGAGCTGAAACCGCACGGACGAAGGGCGTGGTCGTTTCATCTCGGCGGCGGCCCCTACATAGATTTGTCGGTGATGCCGCCGAGCGAGATCGAGCGAAGGGAGGGCGCAAGCCATGATCCAACTGTTCCCGCGCGGGCATGAGCACCGCTGCCACCGCTGCAAGGAGTCGGTCGAGGTCCACTGCGGCTGCGACTGGCCACGTCAGCCTCTCCTGTGCCACGTCTGCTCCGATTGGGCGCTTGCGCCAATGACCACCATCCGCGCCTCGGCCTTCGACCAGCGCGTCACGTCCTACGACCGGCAGATTGCAAAAGTTTGGGGGATCACGCTATGACCGACCGCCTCCTGACCATCGCACAGGCCGCTGAACGCCTGGGCCTCAGTGCGGCCACGCTGCGCAAGTGGAGGGCCGAGCGGCGAGCCTTGACCTTCGTGAAGATGGGTGACGCCTTGCGCGTGGAGGAAGCCGAGCTGCGGCGGTTCATCCGAAAGCACCGTGAGCGGCGCAGTGTGGCCTAAATTGTGGCCCCTACCTGATGCTATGTGGCGATACCAAGTGATACTAAGATGAGCAAAAACCCAATGAAACTGGTAGGCGCGGCTGGACTCGAACCAGCGACCCTCTGCTTAGAAGGCAGATGCCTAACGTTTATTGACGTTGGAAACACGGGGCTTAGCCTTGCCAATGCGGTCATGTGGGCCGCCTGTGGCCCCGGCTGTGGCCGCGCCCAAGAGATTTTCGAGGCGTGCCGCTGCCGCGTCGGTCGCGTCCTGGGACGGATGGACGTACCGCTGCGAGATCGTAATGGTCGAATGGCCGGCCAAGCGCATGAGGGTAAAGGCGTCTACGCCAGCCTCGCCCAGCCGCGACAGGTAGGTGTGGCGAAGCGAGTGCAGCACGAAGTCGGAGGGCAGCTTGAGCCGCTTGCGGATGCGCAAGTGAGCATGAGCGACCGAGGATGTGAGCGACTGGCCGAAGATCGGCCCACTCGACCGCGGCATGGCATCGAGCATGGCCCGGACCCGAGCGGTCAATGGAACGCCGCGCCTGGCGCTGGGAGTTTTTCCGGCGCAAACCTTGACGTAGCCGTGCCGTCCAGCGTCGAGGTCGAGGTCGGGCCAGCGGAGGGCGAGAGCCTCCCCGATGCGCAGGCCTGTGTCCACGATCAGAAGCGCGATCCGGGCAAGGTACTCGGGGCAAGCGGCGAGGTAGGCGGCTTCCTGATCCCTGCCGAGCACGAAGTCGCGGCGCCGTTCACCGCCAAGCAGGCCGATCTTGGGGGCCTTGGAGATCAGGCCCCATTCGGCCGCGATCCTGAGCTGGCGACGGAGAACCTGCAAGCAGCGGTTGGTTCCCGTGACGCCGGTTCTTTTCCTGCGCCACACGATGAAAGACTCGATCATTGCGGCGTCGATCTGGTCGAGCCGAGCCCGCGCAAGCGGTGCAAACTCAAGCAGCTTGTTGGTTCTGTCGCGGTAGTAGGCCACGGTTCGCGGCTTGTCGCCGTTGCGAACTGCCACCATCGCCAAAAATCTTGTGACGTATTCGCTGTACACCGGCGGCGTCGCCCGCGCCGCAATGCCCACGTCGCCCTGCGCCAGCGCGACACGGTGCGCGGCCTCGATGTTGCGGGCCGCGACCTTGTTGCCGGTGCCGGTCGAGCGCCGTATGCGCTGGCCGCCGCGCTTGATCTGGTACCACCACACACCGCCACGCTTGTAGACCATTGCGGGGACTTTAGCACGGGAGGGCGGCGTGGTTAACCTGTCGCGCTGCGGCCGCACGGTTGGCGGCATCCCCTGCTGCTCTGTGGTGAGCGGACATGCCGAGTCGATCCTCGCGAAGGTTCCGGATCGCTCGGTGGATATGATCTTCACCGACCCGCCTTATGGGCACAACAACAACAACGGCGACCTGATCCACAACCGGGAAAGGGCGCTTGGTCGAGCCGCGAAGACTTCAAGTGTCGCGCGGCCAATCGCCAACGATTCGCCCGAGGAAACCGCGCGGCTTATCGAGTGGGCTTTCCCGCAGTTCGCTCGCGTTCTCGTGCCGGGTGGCTGCTGCTGCTGCTGCTGCGGCGGCGGCGGCGGACCCGATCCGCAGTTCGCACGCTGGTCCTTGGCCCTTGACGCCGCAATCGGCCTCAAGCATGCGGTCGTGTGGGACAAGGGTGGTCTCGGGATGGGGTGGCACTACCGCCGCAACTACGAGATGGTTCTGGTCGCAACCGATCCAAAGCGTAAGTGTCGATGGTATGGCGGGAACGACGTGCCCAACGTCCTGCGCGGCATCGGCAAGATCATCCCGCAATCAAGCCACCATCCAACAGAAAAGCCGTGGGAGCTTGCCGCGTGGTTCATCCGCCTACACGCCAAGCCGGGCGACTTGGTGCTTGACCCGTTTTGTGGCTCGGGCTCGACCCTTGAAGCCGCTCACCGCCTCGGCTGCCACTGGATAGGCGTGGAGTGCTCCCTGGAATTTGCCGAGATGGCCGACCGGCGCATGACAGCCGCATCCGCGCAGATCTCGATGTTTAACGACGACGCGCCGGAACCCGTGGAGGCCACAGCATGAAGCCAGCCCCCATGCCGCCGGTCAAGATCGTCGTTCCGCTGCTCCCGCCGTCAGTGAACCACTATAAGAAGCCGAGAGCGAACGGGCGCGGGTACTACGTCACGCCGGAGGCGACGGCATTTCAGACCGCCCTCGCCCTGATCGCAGGCCGCAAGAGCATTACCGCCGCATCGTACGCCGTCACCATCTCGCTGACCCAAGGGCCACGGCAGCGCGGCGACCTCGACAACTACAGCAAGGTCGTACTCGACTCGCTGGTCAAGGCCGGCGTGATCGATACCGACGCCAAAGTTACCGAGCTGCACATGTCGAAGCAGCGCGGCAAGGAATCGCAGACCGAGATTACGGTGACGGAGGTAGTGGCATGACCAGCGAACTGCCGGCCCTACTGCGCGCAGCGGCCGCTCGAATCGAGGAATTGGAAGGCGAGCACGCCAAGCGGAGGACGGCGCTAGCAGCACGGGCACGCGAGCTGTGCGACGATCCCGAAGTGTGGGAGATGCGCAACTACGCCCGCCACGTCAGGGCCAGGCACGGGGTCATGCGGCAGCTTCGCGCCGAGGGCAACGGTTTCGTGGAAACGTGGAGCAACAACAGAAGCGCGTAGCGTTGGGTGCGGTCGCGGCCGGCGACAAGGTTAGAGCCAAGGTGAAGGGGCGGACTTTCCTTCTGAGCGGCGAAGAGGCCAGCTTTTTGTCGTGGAGGCTAGCGACGGCCGAGTTTAATCTGCGCAATGCCGGTAAAGCCATGATCCTGCATCGCGGCATCCTGCATCGTGCCCCGTGGTGGCGGAGGCTGGGAGCGTGGACGTGGAGGGCAGAGTGCGTGTGCGGGTGGAAAACCAGCTGGATGGCCAACTATGAGGCGACCGATCTAGCCGAAATTCACCGGGTCAACCACAGCGTGCTTGGCGGTCGGTGGTGGCCGGAGCGATCCGGGCACTAGCCGCCGCACTCGTCGCACAGCAGCAGGTCGGTTTTGCGCCGCTTATTGAACGCGCCCAACGGCCGCTTGCACCACTCGCACTGCTGCTGCTTCGGCGCCCTGACCCGCGACTTCTGGGCCACGCTGATCGTCGGGTACTGGATCGGCTTGTCCCAGTACCCGTTGCCGCACTTCGGGCACTGCTTCGGCTTGCGCAGCCCGCGCCGGGGCCAGACGTGACCGCAGCGCAGGCAGGACAGGCCGGGGAAGGTGGCGTTGGGGCTCATTCCGTTCTGCCTTCCGGGTGGCTTTGGCCCCCGTCCCGTCGAGCGGACAATCGTCCCAATCTCACCGCCAAGCACTCATCGCACAGCAGCAGGTCGTCCTTGGCCCGCATGAGCGCGGCGCAGTCCGCGCAGATGCTCATTTTCTTGCCGATCGGGCTGCTATAGGTGACTACCATCTTGTTCATTGCTCGCCCCCTCCCGAGGGCTCCATCTGCCGGTGACCGACCGGCGACGGGGCTAGCCAACTAGCCTTGAGAATCCTACGCCCTGCGCACAGTCTGCGCAGTGGCAAGGCTTTATGTAGCGCAGTTGCTCCGCGACTTCCGCGACGGTGGCCGCGCCCGCAAGGTGCAGCCCCTCGGACTCCACGCACCACCCGGTACCGATGCGTATCCAGTGCACCGTCACGTTGTCGTCGCGACGACAACCATCGCCGGGGTGCTCGAAGAAATATTCGGCCAGTCGCCTGTCGGCGGCTACCAGCTTTTGCAGTTTTTTGCTGTACCTGACCATTGCCGCTCCTCCACGGTCTGCCGGTAACCGACCGGCGGCGGAGCTAGCGTGCGTCCTCGTCGGACTCCTCGCTGACCCTGGGCTGTACGGCCGCCCAAGCGTCCAAGCGTGCCACCAGCGCGATCTCGCGCGGTGTGTAATCTCCAGCCAGCGTGCCGTTTGCGCGCCGCCGACCAAAGGCGGCAAGCTCGGCCCGCGCCTCAGCGATGCAGGCATCGAGCGACAGCATTCTCCCCGTGCCCCAGCACTCGGGGCAACCTTCGTGGTCTCGCTCGGCCTCCCACGCTGCGAGGATTTGTTGCCCCTCCTCCAAGGTGTCCACCCCATAAATCGTGCCGTCTGGTGTCTTGACGTTCATTGCCTTCTCCTTTGCTTCTCTGACCTACCCCAACTATACTCCCGCCGCCAGAATACTGTCAAGGAAAATCTGCAACTCTATTTGCCGTGGAATCAACGGGTTGCAAAATACTTTGGCCCAACCTTAAAAAAAGACCTTGACCCAGACCCGAATAATAGGCGAAAAGCGGAAGTGCATCGGCTCGGTAGTAGGTTGACAGCCGACATCGCGGTCGCAAACGCGCGGCAGCGAAAGAGCGAAGCGGAATTTCGCGTAACCGCGATTGGCAGTATATACAGGTTGCGAGGCGGGAAAATGAGCAAGCTATCGGCCGCGTTGAGGCAGATTCGGCGCAACGCCGCGCGGGACGAATCGCTAAGCGACATTGAGCGGTTCGACGCCGAGCTGCGGCGGGCGTGGGGCAAGTACGCCATCCCGATGGCGCAGGTTGAAGAGCGCTGATGCGCCCCCAACCTATCGAGAGCACGTCGGCCCATAGTCCGGACCCTATCGTCCCGAGCCGCAATTATCGCTATTTCGCACGTTTAAGCTCATTAGGCGCGGTTATCGCTATCACTCCAAAAATAGTGCTTGCATCGCACCAGAAACATCTCTACAAGAGAATCTGATCGTTGTTGCCTCCTCCGCTGGGGCGGCTGACCACCGCCCCACGAATCGCGATCCCCGGCGAGTAACAGGGTGACCCAAGACGCTCAGGCGTCTCTTTCTGTTTTTGGCGCTTATGCGAGTCTCCGTCTACTCGATTCAAGGCTATGTTTTGCGCCGGGTTAGCCGCGCCGACGCAGACCAATTGCTGGCGACCAAGCACGCTACCCGCGTGCTGGACGCCTCGCGCCGCGACGTCGGCGTGCGCCTCGTGGAGCTCGAGCGCGAGTCCGAAATCTCGCCGTGCGCAATCAACGCCGGCGACATGCAGCGTGCCGCGGAAGGCAACCGCCGCGCAATCTCGAAGATCCGGTGGTGGCCAACTGTCGGCCTCCCGCCATTCCGCCACGCGATGAGTGAGTGATGCGCATCCTGCCCTACTCGGCGCGACAAATTGAGACCAGGGCCATGGCCGAAATGTGCGGCCACTGGTCAGAACGATTTGCCCGAGAGCAAGGCTTCGGGCCGGAACAAACACGCGACGGGGCAACGCGAACATGCGAGTTGCCGCCTCTACGCCATGACCTGAGCAGCAATGCTCATGCCGCGAAAACGCAGCAGCGCTGAGCTGAAAAGCAAACCAAGCGCCGGTCCAGTGACGTTCGAGAAGCCCCGCCGATGTCATAAAAACCGTGCTCACCTAAAAGGCGAAAACTGTTTTGGGAACACAACGCAAACCCGAAAAGCCACGCATGGGGCGCTCCAGTACCTACACGCCCCAAAAGGCCGCGGCCATCTGCGACGACATTGCGGACGGGAACTCGTTACGCTCCACGCTCAAAAAGCTCGGCATTTCAACGCGCACGTTCTTTGACTGGCTTTACGCGCACGAGGACCTTGCACAACGGTATGCGCGCGCGCGGGAATCGCAGGCAGAAGTCCTTACGGACGAGCTAATTGCGCTGGCCGACCAAGCGACAGGCGAGAACTCGAACGCGCAGCGGCTGAAGGTAGATACGCGCAAGTGGATCGCATCGAAGATTCTGCCGCGCAAGTACGGCGACCGCGTCGGCCTGGAGCACTCGGGTCCAGACGGCGGACCAATAGAGGTTAGCGATGCCAGGGACAAGCTGCTCGGCAAGCTCGCTGGCCGATGAGTTCCGTGCGCTCCCGGATGCCGAGCGGGAGCGGCGCATCGCATCGCTGACTGATGCCGAGGCGGCGGGGTTGCTGCACGACTGGGGATTCTGGTCACGGCCCGACCAGCGACTGCCACCGGGCGACTGGCAGGTTTGGCTGGTAATGGCCGGCCGGGGCTACGGTAAGACGAGAGTTGGCGCGGAGGCGGTGCGCGAGTGGGTGCGGACCACCGACATGGTCAACCTGATCGGCGCGACGGCCGACGATGCCCGCGACATCATGATCGAGGGCGAGAGCGGCATCCTGGCGTGCTGCCCGCCGAGAGAGCGGCCGATCTACAGATCGAGCAAGCGGCGGCTGGAGTGGCCAAACGGCGCACGGTCGCTGATCTTCACCGCGGACGAGCCGGAGCGACTGCGCGGTAAGCAAAATAAAAAGTTGTGGTGCGACGAATTGGCATCCTGGCGGTACCCCGAGGCGTGGGACCAGGCGATGTTCGGCCTCCGCTTGGGATCGGCGCCCCAGGCGATCGTGACGACGACGCCGAAGCCGACGCTGCTCATCAAGGAGTTGCGGGCAGCGCCCGGAACGGTAGTAACTCGCGGAAGAACTTACGATAACAAGGCCAACCTGGCGCCGGCCTTCCTCGCGCGAATCATCTCTAAGTACGAGGGCACGCGGCTGGGGCGTCAGGAACTGGACGCAGAGCTCCTGGAGGACAACCCTGGTGCCTTGTGGCAGCGGGCGGCAATCGAGGCGGCGCGCATCCGAGAGATGCCGGCGCTCTCGCGCATCGTGGTGGCGATTGACCCCGCGGTGTCGTCCCACGAGGACTCCGACCTTACTGGGATAGTGGTAGCGGGCGTAGACGGCCAATGGCCTCCGCACTACTACGTGCTGGACGACCGCAGCCTTATCGCCACGCCAGACGGCTGGGCAGATGTCGCGGTGTCCGCATACCGGCAGCACCGCGCGGACCGGATCGTCGCCGAAATTAACAACGGCGGTGAGATGGTCGAGGCCGTCCTGAGGACAAAAGACCTCACGATGGCCTACCGCGCGGTGCACGCGACACGCGGCAAGGTGATCCGCGCGGAGCCGATTGCGGCGCTGTACGAGCAGGGCCGGGTGCACCACATCGGCGTGTTTGGCGCGCTCGAAGATGAGATGTGCGACTTCAACCCGGCGACCTCGACCAAGTCGCCAGATCGCATGGACGCGCTGGTCTGGGCGCTGACGGAGCTGGCCGAGCGGGCAACGCAGCTCGGGCTGAGCGACTACCTGGCGCAGGAGCAGCAGCGCATGGATGCAGCCAAGCAGCTAGCCAAGCCGACAGTGGCGGCGCAGATGCCGGCCTGCACGGCGTGCGGGTCCATCGCGGTCGTGCGACTGGGCAGCCAGTGGCGCTGCAACAACTGCGGGTTGCAGTGGGGCGGCGCGGCTGCGGCTGGCCCGGCGGTTGGTGGCCGGTTGTCGTTGGCGAAGCGATAAGGAATTAGAGAGTGCGCAGATGACCACAGCAAACGTGCAACTCGTGATCTGGCTGGTGACGCAAGCCGCCGCCACGCTCTATGTCATCGCCCAGCTACGTTCTGCGGTGGACGATATGAAGCGCCGCATCGGCGAACTCGAGGAGTCAAACTACCGGCTTGGCGACAAGTTGGAGCGCGTCATGATTCAGATGATAGGGGCATCGTCGCCACCCCGATGACACGCTGGCTCAAGATCGCCATCTGGTCGCTCCTGCACCGGCTTCGGCCCGAGTGGTACGCGCAGATTGACCCGTGCGCCAAGTGCCCCGCCTGCGGCCACCGCAGTGGCGCGATTGCGACGCAACAAACCAAGGAGGGCGCTCAGGTCGTGCATCGCTGCCTGATCTGTGACGCTGCATGGGCCGAGCCCACGATTGTTGAACCGAGCCTATGGCTGGCACGCTAACCATTAAGCCCGTGGGGCACCTGCTGAGCACATTGCGGCAGCTCTACCAAGCCCCGCCGGATGCGATACGTGGCATCGACCAGTCGGGCTGGTTTGGCCCGATGCAGCCGGTGCGACCGATTGCTCCTGCTGGCGTACAGCCGCGCGCCTGGCAGTACCACCCGGGCCAAAATCTCGACTACACGCCGCGGTCGAGCGAAAAGCTGACGGCGGACGACTTGCGCGAACTGGCGACGTATCCGCTGGCGCGAATCATCATCGAGAACGTCAAGGACCAGATCTGTCGGCGAGAGTGGGTGGTGCGCATCCGGCCAATTCCCGGCGAGACCAACCGCGACCGGCTGAAGCGTGAGCGCGGCGATGACACGATTGCACGGGTAACGGCGCTGCTGGAGCAGCCGAACCCTGACGAGCGGTGGAAGGCGTTCCTGCGGCCGCTGCTGGAAGACCTGCTGGTGATTGACGCGCCGGCAACGCTGATCCGCAAGACGACGGCTGGCGAGGTCAAGGAACTGCGGCACCTGGACGGCGGCACCATCGCGCGGTACATCGACGAGAACGGCTTCGTGCCACAGCCGCCAAGTCCGGCATTCGCGCAGTTGTGGTACGGCTCGCCGATGGTCAACCTGACCACGGACCAGTTGCTGTTCTGCCCGCGCAACGTGCCGAGCTGGAAGCTGTACGGCGTGAGCCCGACCGAGCAAATGGCGCAGGTGATCCGCATCGGCAAGGCGCGATTGCAGTTCAAGGAGAACTACTACAGCGAGGGGACGATCCCCGACGCGCTGATGATCGTTCCGCCGAACTTCAACCCGAGTCAGATCAAGGAGCAGCAGGACTGGATGAACTCGGACCTGTCGGGCTCGCTCGCAAAACGCCGGCAGATGCGGTTGATTCAGGGCTTTTCGGAGGACGGCAAGGATCAGATCATCTTCCCGAAGGAGCCTTTGCTTAAGGACGAGTACGACGACACCGAACTGTCGGAGCTGTGCTTTGCATACGGGGCCAGCCGCCAACGGCTGATCAAGCAGATGAACCGAGCGAGTGCGCAGCAGGCGCAGGACTCGGCAGAAGAGGAAGGGTTGGAGCCGTGGATGCAATGGGTGGCGGGCGTCGTCAACACGCTGATCCAGGGCCGCATGGGGCTGCACGACTACGAGTTTGCCTTCAAGGACTTCCGCGACACGGACGTTGCGAAGCAGTCAGAGGCGGACGCCCTGGACGTGAACAACGGCATCCGCACGAGAAACGAAGTGCGGGAGGACCGCGGCGAAGACCCGCGACCGGAGCCCGAGGCGTCAATGCTTGGCATCACGACAAAGAACGGCTTCGTGCCGCTGGGAGGCGCACCCGATGGAAGTCCTGCTGCCAATGCTGATGCGGGTAAACAAGGCGACAACCCAAGTGGCGCCGCCGCCGGTTCAGGCGGCAGTGGAGATTCCGGGGCCGGTGGAGACCCCGAAGCCGGCCCCGCCGGCCCCGCTGGAAAGGTTCGAAAGGCCGGCGATCCGACCAAAGAAGAAAAGGCGTCGTCGCTGACCATCGAGCTCGGCAAGGAAACCGCACGGGTACAGATCGCGCGACAACGGCTTGAGTCGGCGGTCAAGGACTTCCTGGCGTCGGCCGCGAATGCCGCCTCGGATGCCGCGCGGGATGCGGGGGAAGTGGACGCGGACGCCTTCGCAGAAACCGTCTACCTCGCCATTGACTGGGGAACGTTGGCGGTGAAGGTCGAGGATGACCTGGCGCAGATCGCGACCGAGGGCGGCTACGCAGGATTGGCACAGCTGCAGATCACGAGCGCCGACATGATTGATTCGATGCAGACGCTGGCGCGTGACTTCGCTGCGGAACGGGCGGCAGAACTGGTCGGTATGCGGAAGGTTGGGCCGGGGAAGTACGTCGAGAATCCAGACGCCCGCTATGCGATCAGCGACACGACGCGTGCCGAGTTGCGGACCATCGTGCAGGAGGCGTTCGAAGCCGACACCGACCTGAGTGATCTCGTGGACCGCATCGCCGCGGCGGAGGCATTCAGTCCCGAGCGGGCCATGGTGATCGCGCGCACCGAGACCAAGCGCGCCCAGGCCCATGGCAATTTGGACGCCTGGCAGAAGACCGGCGTGGTGCAGACCGTGCAGTGGATGGTGAGCGGCACGCACGACATTGACGACGTCTGCGACGGCAACCAGGCGGCTGGGCACGTCGAGATCGGGAAGAAGTTCCCGAGTGGAGACACGGCGCCCCCCGCGCACCCGAACTGCAATTGCAGCATCGTGGCCGGGAAAATCAAGGGCATCGATTAGCAGCCAGTCCGCACATCACCGCACGTATCGGGGCGCTCTTCGGAGCGCCCCTTTGTTTTGGAGACAGACATGCCGCAGCTTCGAAAATTCGCGCCATTCGTCAAGGTTGATGAAGGCTCGCACATGGTGTGGGGCGTTGCGACCTCGGAAGTTCCGGACAAGGAAGGCGAGATCTGCGACTACGAGGCGGCTAAATCGGCTTTCAAGGCGTGGACCGAGGACTTCCTGGCGAAGACCACGGCCGCGGGCCAGGACCCGTCGCTCGGCAACATCCGCGTGATGCACCAGCTTGAGGTTGGCGGGAAGGTCGTCAAGGTCGAGTACAAGGACGACAGCAAGCAGGTGTGGATCGGGACCGAGCCGGCGAGCGATGCGATCTGGAAGCTCATCAAGGGCGGCTTCCTGACCGGCTACTCGATCGGCGGCAGCTACGACTGGGTGCGGCCCGAGGGCGAATTCAAGCGGTTTGCCCCGGTGATTGCCGAGACCAGCTACGTGGACAACCCGTGCAATCCGGATGCGTCTTTCGCCTACATCAAGGCGGACGGCTCAATCGAGATGCGGAAGTTTGCGGTCGCGAAGGGAAAGAAGAGCAAGCGCGTGGCGGGTGAAGACCTGCCGGCGTCTGCCTTCGCCTACGTTGGTGATCCGGACAAGACCGAGACGTGGAAGCTGCCCATCAAGTTTTCGGACGATGCCAAGACTAAGCGGCACGTTCGCAATGCGCTCGCCCGGTTCGGCCAGACCAAGGGCATCCCCGCCTACGAAAAGGACAAGGTACATGCCCGCATCCTCGCCGCGGCGAAGGAGCACGGAATTGACACCGAGGGCGAAGACAAGAGCAAGAAGGCGCTGGCGGCATCGGCGCTCGAAAAGCTCACCGCTGCGGGCCTCGCAAAGGGCATGTGGGAGGTAGGGCAGCTCGCCGAACTGCTGGCCGAGTTGTCGTGGCTGCGCAATTCAGCCATTTACGAACGCGAATTTGAGGGCGACGAATCGACGCTGCCGGAAGACCTGCAGGCCGATCTGGAGTCGCTGATCGAGACCTTCAGCCGCATGGCGGAAGAAGAGACCAAAGAGCTTGCCGCCACCGGGGCGGAATCCCAGGGAGGAATGTTTATGAGCCAATCCGTGGCCGACCTCAAGAAGGCGGCAAAGTCCATTCACGAGCACCTGCAGGGGCTGAAGAAGGCCCATGAGGACGCCAAAGAAGCACACGACAAGCACCACGCCAAGGTGTCCGAGCACATCGAGAAGGTGACCAAGGCAGTGGGCGCCGTCGCCGAGGGCGACGGGTCGGAGGGCGACAAGAGCGAGAAGGCGGCGAACGGTGACGACATCCAGAAGATGATCGACGCCGCCATCGAGAAGGCCATGGGCCAGAAGCTCGAACCCGTCGCGGCCAAGGTCACGCTGGTGCCGCGCGAGGGCCAGGCCGCCTCGGACGAGAGCGTCTCCCCCGAGTTCTCCGACCTCGTCAGCGTCGAGTAGTCAGCACCCATCCTCCGCCACCGCCTTCGCCCCCCTGTCTGCGAAGGAAGACCGAAAAAATTCTTTCTTCAGGAGACCATTATGCAAATCAGTCAGGACGCTTATAAGGCCCACATCGTTGGGGCTCGCGGGGCGCTGGCAAAGTCGCTCGGCGATCCGAAGATTGCCGAACTGGTGACCAAGGCGCGCGCCGTCCCGGCAGAGCAGTGGAGTCCCGAGCACCCGGTGATCAAGGCCGCCGTGCGGCAGATGATCAAGGCCGGCATGCTCAAGGCCGGCGTCACGACCGGCACGGGCTACAACTTCTACGACCTCCGTGGACCGGCGTACCTGCTGTTCCCGGTCAACACGCCGTTCATCGAGTCGATCCGCAAGAAGGGTCGCGTGAATGACGGCGTCGGCACGGCGGCCCACTGGAAGGCCACGCGCAACCCGAACACGACCAACGTCTATGCCGGCGTCTCCGAAGGCCAGCGGAATTCCATCTCGACCCCGAACGAGATCGATTACCTCTCGACCTACAAAGAGATCGGCATGGAGCGCGGGGTGTCCTTCACCGCGGACTTCGCGGGCGAGGGATACACCGACAACCTGGCCGATGAGCACCTGCGCGGCCTCTTCTCCCTGCGGCTACAGGAAGAGATGATGACGCTTCTGGGCAACAGCGGCACGGCGGCCGGAAACAACGGGTTCGCGCTGGGCACGCCCGCCACGCCGACCTTGGCGCTGAAGGCTGGTCTCGGCCTCACGACCGGCACCTACATCTCCGTGGCCGTTGTCGCGCTGACCGGCATGGGCTTGAACCACGGCGGACAGGGCGGATACGGAGCAACCCCGACCGTAGCTGGCGGTCTCACGCCGAGCTACACCCGCACCAACGCGGACGGAACCACCACGGCCGTCAACGGCGGAACGTCTGCGATCTCGGCGATGAGCGCCGTGCTGCAGACCACCGCCGGAAACGATCAGGTTGTCGCCACGGTCGCCGCCATCAAGGGCGCCTGCGGCTATGCCTGGTTCGTGGACTCGACCGATAACGTCACCGGCAGCTTGGCGAACGCGAAGCTGGCGGCCATCACCCCTGGCCCGACCTACACCATCGCTGCGTTGCCTGCTGGCACGCAGGTGGGAAGTGCGGCCGGCCTCAACACCGACAGCAGCTTCCAGGCAACCGACTTCGACGGCCTGCTGACCTATGCCTTCACGCAGGGTCTGTGGACCGACATGGCCGGCGGTGGCTTCACGTCGCTTAACAACGGGCAGGTGTCCGAACTGGAGACCGACCTCGAAAGCATCTGGGTCAACTACCAGGCGAACGTACAAACCATCTGGTGCTCGGCGGACGTGAAGCGGCAACTGCAGGCAGCCATCATCGCTGCGGCGGGCTCCGGCGCGGTGCCGGCGTACCGGTTCGGGTACGACCGCGACAGCCAGAACAACCTGACGGGCGGCTTCGTGGTCTCGGGCTACTTGTCGGCGTACAGCATGAACCCCAACGGCTCCGAGGTGATCCCCATCCGGGTGCACCCCGCTCTGCCCCCCGGCACGCTGTACTACGACGTGTCCACCAACCCGTACCCGCACAGCCGTATCCCGGCGGTGCGCGAGTTCCTGACGCAGCGCGACTACTACTCGATCGAGTGGCCGGTCGTGACGCGCCAGTGGACCTTCGGCACGTACATCCATGAGGTGCTCGCGCACTACGCTCCCTGGATCACCGGGGTGCGGACGGGCATCGGCACCGGCACCTAATCTCCGCCGTTCTGAGTCAGGGCTGAACGGTTGAGCGGGGCGGATGCGGCCTTAGAGCCTCCGCCCCGTTATTCATTCGCAGACACCACATGGCAGCATCCCCTCAAGACCTGACGACGCTGGCCGACGTGAAAGCGTGGCTGGCAATCACTGCGTCGAGTGATGACGCTGTGATTCAAGAGACCATCACGGCCGCAAGCCTGTACTGGCTCTGGCGGACGGGGCGGGATTCGCTCAACACCATCGCGACCTACACCGAGCGTTACGACGGCGCCGGTCGGTCGCGGCAATTCCTTCGCAACTCCCCGGTCACGGCGGTGACGTCGGTCACGATTGACGGGGTCGTAATCCCGCAGTCAACCGACTTCGTCACCCCAGGCTGGGTGCTGGATCAGTCGGGCAAGAGCGTTGCGCTGATCGGGAGCTGGGGCGGTGGCGTCCGCTACGCCGGCAGCTATGGCTTCACCGGTACCAACTACCGCACCGGCGGTTTCATCTTTCGTGAGGGCATCCAGAACGTCCTGGTTGTGTACTCCGCGGGCTACAACGGCGCACCACTCGACGTGCAGACTGCGGTGAAGCAGCATGTCGCGGTCAACTACAAGCGGCGGCAGTGGATCGACCAAGCGAGCCAAGTGATGACTCAGGTCGGGACCACGACCTACCGCAACTGGGAGATTCCGCCCGAGGTTGAGCGCGTCATCCTCGCCTACACGCGGAGGGCAATCGCTTGATTCAGTTCTCGCTCAACGGCAAACAGGTTGCTAAAACATTCGAGTTTGCCGGCGGCCCGCGCATGGTCGCGGCACTCACCGAAAAGATCAATGCGCTCGATGTCGCGCTACAGCGCAAGATCCAGACGGAAAAGCTGTCCGGGCAGGTACTGACGGCCCGCAGCGGAAAGCTACGCGACAGCATCCGGGCGTTGCCGGTGGTGGAGTCGGGCACCGATCTGGTCGGGGAAGTGAAGGGGGCAGGCGGCGTGGCTCCCTACGGGCGAGTGCATGAGTACGGAGGCCGCGGCCCCTACACCATCGTGCCGGTGAAGGCGAAGGCGCTGCGCTTCATGGTGGGCGGCAAGGTGGTGTTTGCCCGCATGGTGAACCACCCGCCACTGGCGCGGCGCTCGTTCATGCGGGTAAGCCTTGAGGAGATGGCCCCGGAGATCGTGGCCGGCCTGCGGGCGACCGTTGCTGAGGTGATCGGCACCACATGAACGTCTCCCGAGAATCGGTCTTTCAGGCGCTTTTCACGTTGGTGTCTGGCGCACTCATCGGCGGCCAGCCGGCGTTCGTGACGACCTCGCGACGGCTGCAGCAGTGGTCGAACGTGGCGCCAGCACAGCAGCCGGCGCTATTCGTCATGGAGGGCAACCAGTCAGCCGGGGAGTCGGGACCATACGGTCTGACCCGGTGGGAACTGCGGGCGCATTTGTTCATTTACGCACGGGTTGGGGCCGATCCGGAAGAGACGCCCTCGACGACGCTAAACAACTTGGTTGACGCGGTCGAGTGGGCAATCCTGAACGTTCCGAAGGGGCAGGCGCAAACGCTTGGCGGGCTCGTGTCCGACTGCCGCATCGTCGGCGAAGTGGTTATTGACGAGGGAGTGCTCGATCAGCAGGCACTCGCTATTGTGCCGGTGTCGATAATCACCGGAATTTAACGACCGAAAGGACAAACTTTTATGAGCGTGCAACGCTACTCGTTCGGTTCCGGCTTGCTCTTCATGCGGCCGTCTGGCGGCAACCAACCCACCAACTCCACTCCGGTGCAGCTCGGCGCGCTTCAGGACGTAAATGTCCAGATCGCGACGACCCTGAAGGAACTGAATGGGCAGTACCAGTTCCCGGACGATGTCGCGCCGGGCTCTTCGAAGCTGACCGGCAAAGCCAAGGTCGGCATGTTCAGCGCGACGATGCTAGCCAACGCGGTGGGCCAGAGCGTCGCGGTCGGACGCAAGCGGATCGTGCAGGAGGCTGGGGCGGTCCCCGGGTCCGTGTCGTACATCATCACGGTGTCGCACGCGGCCAACTTCGTGAACGACTACGGTGTGACGTACAACACCACCGGGCTTGCCTTGACGCGCGTCACCGGAGCCCCCACCGTGGGGCAGTACTCCGTCGTCGAAACCACCGGCGTCTACACGTTCGCTGCGGCGGATGCGAGCGCCGCTGTTGTCATCAATTACGAGTACACCGATGCCGCGGTCGGCAACACGGTGGCGGTGCTCAACCAGCTTCAGGGCTTCGGGCCTGTGCTCGAAATGTACCTGTCGAATGCGTACAACGGCGACAGCAAGGACATGCGCCTGTTCGCGGTGCGCATCGGCGCCATCAACCGGCCGACGAAAAACGGTGACTACCTGATCACCGAGTTCGACTTCCAGGCGTTCGCGAACGCTGCGGGTCAGGTGTTCGAGTATTACGAGGGCTAATCGCGGCCTTCACCCATCCCTGTCTGAGTGAGGAAAACCATGGATTACTCTATCTCGATCGACCTCGGGGGGCGCGCCGTAACGGTGCGTCCCCTCACCCTCGGCCAAATGCAGAAGTACGAGGCCCCAATCCTCGCACTGGCCGAGACCAACCCGGACGGCGGCAGCTACCTTCGCAAGATGGTGGCACTCTTGCCGCTCGTTGCCGAATGCACGGGCCTCCCCGAAGACGAGATCGGTGCGTTGGTCAATATCCGCAACTTTCCGGAAGTCTGGCGCGCGATCATGAGCGTTGCCGGCCTGGCCTCGGCTACGCCGGGGGAAGTCACGCCCCAGTCGGTCAACTAGCCGACTGGGGGCTGATTTACTGGCAGGTCATCGCGGCTACTGGCTGGACCTGGGATGAGGTGGACCGGCTCACGCTCCACCGCCTGCGCATGATGCAGACCGCCTGGGTCCAGTTCCCTCCCCTCCACGTGCTGGTCCGCGGCTTCGTTGGCTACGAGGCACCGGATGAGCGTCCTCACGACGTGCCGCTCGAACCGGCGAAAGACCGCGCCGAACTCCCCGAATACATCCGTTCGGCGGTGAAGAAACCCCATGCCTGACGACGAGCTACGCATTAAGACGCGTGTAGACCTCTCCGGCCTCAACCAAGGCATGGAGCAGGCCGCCAGCGTCACGAAGCAAGCCAGCCAGCAGATGGCGGATGCACTCGGCGGAGCCACGTCCGCGTCCGAGGCGTTGAAGGAGGCCCAGGTCGAACTGGCCGGCATCCTGAAGGCTGGCGGCGGAACCATTGGGGAGAACAATGCCCTCTGGAGCCTGTACCAAGAGACGCTGGCGCGCGTCGCTGAGCTACAACAGCAGGTAGCGGCGACGGCGACCACTGAGGCGGCCGCGACTCATGCGGCAGCCGCGGCGGCGGTCGAGGCCACGGCCGCGAATGACGCGCAATCGGCATCGCTGATTCGCCTGCGCCCGCGCCTGTCCGCCAACAGCAGCGGCCTCCGCCTGGCGGCGTCCGGGTCGGGCGACCTGGCCGCCATCGCCGGCATCGCGGCGGTTGCGCTGGGCGTCCACATGGCGGACTCGGCCATGACCGCCGACCTCGCGCTGAAGCGCATGAACGAGGATACCGGCATCAGCGTGGTCAAGCTGGCCGAGTTGCAGGAGGTGGCCCGTACCGCCGGCGTGAATGGCGACGATCTGGCGGGGACGTTCACTCACCTGCAGGAGAAGATCGCGCTGGTCAACGATGGCAACCGAAGGGCCATCAACGAGTTTCGGCAGCTCGGCATCAGCGAAAAGGATCTGCACGGCGGTCACATCGACCTGATAAGCCTGATGTCCCGTATCTCGCTCGGGCTGCACGCGCAGACCGGCAATGCTCTTGCCGCAGCTGCCGCCACGGAACTACTCGGGGCCAAGGGCCGCGACCTGACCGCCGTCTTGGCTGACAACAGCGTCGCACTCGATGCCCAGCTTGGGCAGTACGCGCAACTGGCGGGCCTGAAGCAGAGCAACGTCCAAGTTTCCGCCCAGCTACAGGTAGAGGAAGCGAAACTCACTCAGGCGTGGCAGTCGGCCGAGCAAGGCGTGCTGCCAGCCTTCACCGAAGCACTTCACTGGCTTTATATTGCCTTTGATAAGGTCGCCACCGTCATAGACAAGGCGATGGTCGAGCTGAGCGCCCTGCTTAACTTTGCTGCGCATCCCACTCAGTTTCGCGAGATTGGGGCGCAGGCGAAGGCGGCGGTGGATGAACTCGACGCATTGCTAAAGAGCGACGAGGCCACGATGGAAGGTTCCGGGCCTTCCTCTAAGCCGACCGGCAGTGGCAAGGGCGGCGGTGCGCTTCCACTGATCGACAAGCACCACGCCCACAAAAAGGACCCGGCCATAGCTGCGGCAGTGCGCGTCCTGAATGACTTAATAAGGGCCGATCAGGAAGCCGCCCATAAGATCGCCGAAGCCTGGAAAAAGTCAAATGAGGCCATCGCCCGATCCGCGCAAAAAGAACTGGACCGCATAACCGAGGGCGACCACAAGGCCGCTGCCGACATGCAGGCCATCTCGCGCGCGCGGGCGATGGCGTCCATTGCCGACACCCAGCAGGCCGCACTCGCCAAGATCGCCATCGAACGCGACCGCGTCAACAGCGAGGCGCAACTCGGAACGATCAGCGCGCAGCAGAAGGTCGCCGCACTCGCACAGCTTGAGCAGCGCGAATTCCAGATCAAGCAACAGGCGTTGCAGCGCAAGCAGGCGCTGGTCGAACAATACGCCGCCGCCGATCCGACCAATCCCAAGTACGTCAGCCAGCTCATCCAGTTACACACGCAGATAGAAGCTCTCACGCAGACGCACGAACTGAAGATGCAGCAGCTCTCCGAACAAGCCGCCGTGGCGCATATGAAGCGGTGGACCGAGATCGGCCAGACCATTAACCGCACCTTCGACCAGTCCATCAAGGGCGTCATCATGGGCACCCAGTCGCTGACTCAGGCGTGGCGCCGGATGGGTCTGGACATGCTGGCGAGCACAATTGACACACTCGAAAAAATAATCATGAAGCACATCATCCATGCGGCCGCTGCCACCGCCGTGCATGGAGCCGCCGTCCAGATACAGACGGCACAGACGGCCGCCGGAGCGGCGGAACAGACGGCTATCGGCTTCGTGGCGACCATGAAGAAGGTCACGCAGGACGCCGTGAAGGCCGCGACGGGTGCCTACCAGGCACTGGTTGGAATACCGATCATCGGGCCGATTATCGCTCCGCCAGCGGCAGCCGCCACATTCGCCGCAGTGGAAGGGTTCGGTGCGCTGGCCTCTGCCTCTGGCGGCTACTGGCAGGTTCCGGGCGACATCATGGCCAACATCCACAAGGACGAGATGGTGTTGCCATCTTGGGCAGCGGGAGGGCTGCGGGACATGATTGAGGGCGGCGGCGGCAAGGGAGGAAGCACCACCAACGTCCATATCCACGCGGCCGACGCCAAGAGCTTTGCCGACATGCTGCAGCGACACGGCAGCACCCTCGCCATGGCAATTAAGCGCCTTGCGCGCAATGGGGGGCTGTAGACCGTGGGAAATGCCATCTTTCCGGCCCCGTGGACGGTTCCAGACCCGAACACGCCACAGTTGACGTGGAGCATCAAGCGGGCGCCAGCGTGGAAGACACTCGCCCAGCATTCGGTGAGTGGCCGCAGTTTCCGCACCCCGCTCTGGCAGAACCCGCTCTGGCGATGGGAGCTGACCTACGCCTACCTGCGCAACGACCCCAACCGCACCGATGAGAATGGTTACACGCAGCTTCAGTCCCTCGCCGGCTTCTACTTGGCGCGCCAGGGCGGATACGACAGCTTCCTGTTCCAAGACCCGGACGACAACGCCGTCCAAGGGCAGCCGCTTGGGTTGGGCGACGGCGCCACGACGCTCTTCCAGCTTCGCCGCCAGTTCGGGCCGTTTACCGAACTGATCCAGGCACCAGCCGGGACACCGGTGGTCTACCTGAACGGGGCCGCAACGACCGGCTTCACGATGAACTCGACGGGCGGCGTGGTCTTCGCGGTCGCGCCCGGGTCTGGCGTGCATGTGACCGCTGACTTCACATTCTACTTCCCATGCGTGTTTGAGGACTCGCTCGACCTCGAAAACTTCATGCACCAGCTTTGGAGCGCGCAGAAGGTGGCGATTCAGCAGGTGCGCCTATGAAAACAGCATCGGCGGCGCTCAAGGCGCTCCTGTTCGACGCCCAGCAGAACGCCCTCACCCAGCTCATCTTTGCCGACCTGTGGACGATCACGCTGGTCACTGGCACCGTCTACCGCTACACCTCCGGTGACGGAAACCTGACCTACGGGGGCAATACCTTCCTTGCCGATGACCTGCAGATCGCCCGGGCGGCCATCAAGAGCACGACCGGCCTTGAGGTGGCGACACTTGACCTCAAGGTGACGCCCGACCCGGCCGGCGCGGCAACAATCAGCGGCGTACCGGCGCTGCAGGCTATCGCCCAGGGCGACCTCGACGGGGCCACGGTGCGGCTGGAGCGGGCCTTCATGCCGGCCTACGGGACAACGACGCCCGGGACCGTCGTGCTGTTCGTGGGCATCGTGACTGAGATTTCGAACGTTGGCCGCAGCAGCGCCGACCTGACCGTCAGCAGCATGCTCTACCTGCTCAATGTGCCCCTGCCGCGCAACCTGATTCAGCCGGGATGCCGGTGGACGCTGTTCGACGCCGGCTGCACGCTTTCGAAGGCCGCCTATGCCGTGAATGGCGCTGTGGCCGCCGGCAGCAACCAGGTGACGATCAAGTCCGGACTGACGCAGGCGGACCAGTATTTCCAGCTTGGGACCATCAACTTCACGAGCGGCGTCAACAACGGGCTGAGCCGCGGCGTGCGGAGCTACCTGAACGCCGGCGGGGCGGTGACACTGAACTTGGGAGTTCCCACCGTTCCGAGCGTGGGCGACACGTTCACGATTTACCCGGGGTGCGACAAGCAGCAGAGCACCTGCAGCGGGAAGTTCGCCAACCTAATAAACTTCGGTGGGATGCCTTTCGTCCCGACCCCAGAGACAATTCTGTAGCTGAAACTATTATATAATGGTCGCATGAAACCTCGGAAATGGACCGTCTATGCGCTGCTCGATTCAAGCGGAACGCCAGAGTACGTCGGGCGCACTATCTCGCTGAAACGAAGGCTCAAGGAGCACGGAACAAGGCTTGGTCGGAAGCCGTCGTATTGGGTTCTTGAGCAGGGGGAATGTGAGGAGTGTTTTGATCTGGCCGAGCAGCGCTGGATAGAAACACTCAACCGGTCTGGCTTGATTCTTCAAAACGCGACGGAGGGCGGAAGAAGGGGGCGGTGGATTTCAGAGAAGTCGCGTCGGCAACTCTCCGAAGCCGTGACAGGAAGGCCTGTGACCTGGGGCGACAAAATAAGCGCGGCACAGCGAGGCAAAAAGAAAAACTGGTCCAAGGAGGGGCGCGAGAGAGTGATGGCAGCCGCCAAGCTTGCCCGGAGATCTTTCTGGGAACCGATGACTACAGAGGAGCGAAGCGCTTTCGCCAAGAGCCGTTCGGCCGCGTTCTGGGAAAGGCTTTCGCCGGAAGAGAGATCGCGCATGGCATCGGAGCGGAACAGGGAGGCATGGGGACGAAGAACGCATGACGAGAGATCTGCAATCGGGAAGAAGATCGCCGCCGCCCGGAAGGCAAGTGGCCGAGAGCCAAAAAACGGGAAGTACGAACGCACGACCGCGCAGCGTGAGGCTGTCGGACGTGGAGTCAAGGAATTTTGGAAAAAGATAAACCCAGAGGAGCGCGCGAAGTTCTTGGCGAGACGCGGAGCGTCCATCAGCGAAGCCAAGAAAGCAAAGAGGCAGAAACTCGCGCAGCTGTCGTCTCCGAGGCGCTGACCTGGCAAGCCACGCCGTGGCGGCCAAACGCGAGGGTCAAGGGCTCCGGTGTGGATTGCTCGACCTTCCTGCTGGAGGTATACGAACGAGCCGGCCTGATCGAGCACTACGAGCCGCCGTTTGCGCCGCAGCAGTGGCACTGCCACCAGTCGCGGGAGTTATTTCTGGAACAGGTCGAGCGGTTCGCGCATCGGGTGGAGATCCCGAAGCCGGGGGATGCGGTTCTGTTTAAGTACGGGAGGACGTATAGCCACGGGGCCATCGTGATTGAGTGGCCCACGGTGATCCACGCGCTGATTCGCTCGACGGTGCAACTGGCCCGGGCTGACCAAGATCCGCTTCGGTCGGCGCCGACTCTCTTCTTTTCGGTCTTCGCATGAGCCTATTCGGCAACAGTAACCGGCCCATCTCAGTCCAGCAGCCCGAGTTGCGCGGCTACCGGGCGACCACGTCGGTCTTCGGGGCGCCGATCCCGCTGGTCTACGGGCAGAACCGCATCGCGGGCTCGGTCATCTGGTACGGCGACTGGCAGGCGATCCCGGTGCAGCAGGCGACCTACGGTAAGGGCGGTCCATCAGCCGCTGCTGGAAACCAGTGGACCTATCAGGCCGCGCTCATCATCGCGCTCTGCCAAGGCCCGATTGTCGGCATGGGCAACGTCTGGGACGGCACGAGCGAGCTGAACCTCGTGAGCGCGGGCGAGAACTACACGATCCCGAACGGCGGCGGCAGCTATCAGGTTGTCAACCACGCCAACTTTGCACACGACTGGGGCGGTGCCCGGCAGGACCCCTACAGCGTCACCGCCAACGACTACGGCTCGCCCGGAGCCGTCACTCTCGCGGGAACGCAGAAGACCCCGATGACGCTGACCGGCGGAGCGCCGGGGGCTGGGCAGTACTCCCTCAACGCCGCGACCGGCACCTATACTTTCAGTGCGGCCGACGCGGGCAAGACGGTAGTTATTAACTACGTCTATTCAATACCTAACTCGAACAGCAACGGGCTACCGACAAATGTCTTGAGCCTGTCGCTGTTCACCGGCTCGCAGGGGCAGGCGGCGTGGGGATACATGACATCGAACCACCCGAGTCAAGCCTTGGGTTACACCGAAGTCGCCTACGTCACCAATCCGACGTTTGCGCTCGGCAGTTCGGGGAGCTTGCCCAACCTCACATTCGAGATCATGGGACTCAAGCGGTTCGGAGCCGGGATCGTGGACGCCCTGCCGACCGACGTGATTTACGACCTGCTGACGGCCTCCTACGGGGCGCTGATCCCTGCGTCCTACGTGGGCGACATGACAGCGGTCAAGAATTACTGTTTGGCCAATGGAATCTTCATCTCGCCAGCGATTACCGGGCAGCAGTCGGCATCCGAACTCATCAAGAGCTACCTGATGGCGGCCAATGCCGAGGCGGTATGGAGCGAGGGCCTGATCAAGTTTGTCAGCCGGGGCGACACCACGGCGGTGGGCAACGGGGCAACCTTCACGCCCTCGACGCAACCGATCTACGACCTCGATGATGATGACTTCTTGGAGTCCGGTTCGAGCGATCCCGTCCAAGTCATGCGGCCGAGCGTGGCCGACGCCTATAACTCAATCAAGTTGCAGTGGTCGAACCGGTCCAATTCCTACAACCACGAGACGATTGAGGAGAAGGATGATTGGAGCATCGGCGTCTACGGGCTGCGCGCGCTGTCGCCGGTGACGGCGGACTTCATCTGCACGCAGGCGGTGGCGCAGGCCGTCGCCAACACGATGCTCAAAAACAGCGTCTACGTGCGGGCGCAGTACAAGTTCACGCTCGGCTGGCAGTACTGCCTGCTGGAGCCGATGGACATGGTGACGATCACGGACGTTGCACTCGGTCTGAACAAGGCCCCCGTGCGCATCCTGAGCATCGAGGAAAACGACAACGGCGACCTGGCCTTCACGGCAGAGGAGTTCCCGTGGTCGGTGTCGGCGCCGACGCTGTACCCCAAGCAGGGCGTGACGCCCTACGTGCCGCAGGCTACGGCCGACCCGGGGAACTCGAATACCCCCATCGTCTTCGAACTGACCAACAGAATCAGCGGGCAGAAGGGCTACACGCTGGGAGTGGGCGTCTCCGGCGGCGCGAACTGGGGCGGATGCCACGTCTGGATGAGCACCGACAACCTCACCTATAAGCAGATCGGAGAGATCGCCGGCAACTCCCGAATGGGAGTCCTGCTGGCCGCGCTCGCGGCCCATGCCGATCCAGACACTACCGACACGCTCAGTATTGACCTTGGAGAGAGCCGCGGGCAGTTGAGCAGCGGCACACAGGCGAACGCCGACGCCTTCCTGACGCTCTGCCTCGTTGACAACGAACTACTGAGCTTCGAAACGGCGACCCTTGCCACCGGGAACCAATACAACCTGACCTATCTGCGCCGCGGCATCCTCGGCAGCACCGTGGGCGCGCATGCAATTGGCGCGGCCTTCCTACGCATCGACGATGCAGTCTTTCAGTACGGGTTTGACCCCACGCTGATCGGTAAGACGATCTACCTCAAGTTCACGGGCTTCAACCCCTATGGGCTCATGGAACAGGCGCTGGCGAACGTCACGGCGCACAGCTACACCATCCAGGGGCTGAGCACTGGCGTGGTGGACCTCTCGACCGGCAACGTCAACGCCCCCGTGGTGCAGGTCGGAGGAAAAAACGTGGCCATCGCCCCGATCTTGGCAACCGAGAGCGTGACGGGTGCGACGCTGGCAGCCGGCGGCGCTTCAACCACCGTGACGTTTACCGATGCTCAGGTGACGGCGGTAAAGACAACGCAGTCGATCACGCCAACGCCGGTTGGAACGTACCCGGCCAGTTGGTACGGAATCAGTTGGAATTGGACGATACCGGCAAACGGCAGCGTCGAAATCACGATCGTGAACAACACAACCGCGAGCATTACCTACGCGACGCTGAGTTTTAATCTCTCTATTTCCTGAGAACACCATGAAACGACTTCTTTTGACCGCACTCTTTGCGGCCTGCGCCGTCGTGTCGGCTGCCGGCCAGAACTGGACCACCGTCACCGCGTCCAATATCACCGACCAGAATCAGACCAAGCTTGCGAGCGGGCAGATCTGCTTCTTGGGCACCGACCAGAATAATGTGCCCATCAACTTCGGCGTGGGCGGGGGCGGCCAGGTGCTCAAGCGCCCGGTCTGCGCCACGGTGACAACCGGCGCGATCGTCGGCACGTTCACGGTGCCGAACCCGGCCAATACCAGCCCCAGCGGCGTGCTCTACAGGATCACGGTCAAGGACACGAGCACGGGTCAAGTGGTGTTGCAGTACAACACCGTGGCGTTCACGGGCACGGCCTTCAACCTCGACAACTACATCCCGAGCGCGAATGTCGTGGCCCCACCGGCAACCGGCAACGTCACCGGCCCGCTCAACGTCGCAGGCAACTTCAGCGTCACGGGATCCTCGACGCTCGGCACGATTACCGCAACCGCCCCGCTGCTCACAAATACAGCCATCGAGCAGGTCCGCTACGCCGACCAGTTCGCATCGCTGCAGGCGGCCATAAACGCAGCCGGGTCCGGCGGGGTGGTGGTTCTGCCATCCGGCTATACTGCAACCGTCACCACTCCGGTGGTGGTATCGCTGGCAAACCAGACGATTCGGTGCGATCCAGGCGCGAAAATCGTCAAGGGTGCGTCAGGCGCTTCTATCAACATAACTGGGGCTGGAGACAGCCTCATTGGGTGCTCTATTGACGGCGCTCAGGCGTCCGGCTATACGGGGAACAATGTCGTGTTGAATGGTGCGAGCAACGCGACCATTTCCGGGGACATAATTACGAACGCTCAAGGCTATGGCGTGTACTTGACCGGGGTGACGGGTGCCAACATTACCGGCAACACGATCAAGGGAAACCTGGCCGACCCAATCTTTGGAGAAAACAACACCACGAACGTGGTGGTAGAAAACAATCCAATGATTGACGCCTCTGCCGGTACTGCATCTTACACCCATGCCATTGCATTCCACTCCACCACTGCCGGCCAGATTGTGTCTGGATTAACCATCAGCGGCAACCGGATCGTGGCAGGGAATACGTACTGCGTGGAGGTGGGTTCGTTCGGAGGTTTGTCGCCTACCGCCGTTACTGTAAACGGAAACACCTGTACGCAAGGGGTTGTCAACGGGTACGGAGGATACTCTCTGGCGTATGTCGTAGGGGGAAGCCTGTCCAACAACACTTGGTACTCCGCCTTATCGAACACCGGGGGCATTGGCCTCGAACTGGTCGGGACCAGTGCGATTTCCGTCGCCGGAAATGTTATTAGTGGCGGACAGGTGAACATCGGTATATCCGTGGACAGGTCAAGTAACAACGCCATTGTGGGAAATATCGTCAATGGCTGGGTTCCATCCGGGCAGGGGATCCATGTAATTGTCGCCGCGACCGACGTTCTGACCGCAAACAATAACTCGATAAGTAGTAATGTTCTGATTTTCCCGTCGTCCGCCGCAACTACTGGAATCTGGCTGCAAGCGAGCATCGCTAATTCGGACATTAGCGGAAACACTGTTTCCGGCAACGTGCTATTCGGGGCGAGTCAGGCCGGCAGCACAGCAGTCCAAATGGAAAACGATGCGGGCACGATGGTCGGCAATCTTGTCGAAGGGAACGTGATTCGGAACGTAGCCTCGTCCTTTAACCTCACTGGCGCGGCCACTATAGGAAATTCGACTATCGCCTATAATTTAAGCACTGGTGTGTCATCCGTGTTCTCAGGCGCAAACTATACCAACACTACCAGGATTGACCCGGCTGCATCACAGGTCGAATTGCGTCCGGGTGGCGGGTCGTATATATCGGGAGGCATTACCGGCGCTGACGTGGTACCTGCGTTGCAAATTGGGAGTACCTCTAACTGGGCAATTGGAAACAGCAGCGCGCTGATGCAGCAAGTTGGAACCCTGACAACTACAGCGGCAGCGAGCGACGTTTTGACCAACGGAATTATCGCGGCAGGAAGTCATTGCACTGCGACAGCAACCAACGCCACGGCGTCGGCATTGACAGGTGTTTACCTGACGCCCGCCGCTGGCTCGGTGACGGTGTACCACTCGTCCACGGCCGGCGGGACGTTTGCGGTGGCGTGCAGTGTCAACTGAGGGGCAGATGTAAGACCGCACTGGCAGTAACAACGAGGTAATCCATGGCCGACTTCGAACAAGCAATTCCTTTCGCTCTCAAGCACGAAGATCCGGACCTGACCGGCGAGGTCGAGGACGTGGCCGGAGACAGCGGCGGCCGGACCCGCTTCGGCATCGCGGAGACATCGAACCCCTACATGCCGGAGGGCTTCTACTCGGGCGAGATGCCGCGAGATGAGGCGCTGGCGGCAGCCGAGGCGGTCTACAGGCGCAACTACTGGGACGCCAACCGGCTGGGCGAGATCGAAGACCAGACGGTCGCGACCAAGGTGCTCGACATGGCCATACACATGGGCTCGCACCAGGCCGTCGTGCTCGCCCAGCGGGCCTGCTGCTCGCTCGGATCCACGCTGGTAGAGGACGGCAAGGTCGGACCGGCAACACTAGCCGCAATCAATGGCGCCGACCCGGTGGCGCTGCTGGGCGCCCTGCGGGCCTTCTCTGCCGCCTTCTACCGGCACATCGCGGAAGTCAAGCCACAGGACCAGAAGTTTCTGCGCGGCTGGCTCATCCGGGCCAACGCCTGAGAGGTAACACCATGAAAACCCGTATCGAGATCGTTGCCCTGATCGCCGTCGTGATCGCTGTCGTGATCGCCGGCCGCGTCTGGCTCGAACAGCACGATGACCGGCTACGGCTGGCCGCCACCCTCCAGCAGCAGGACGTTGTTATCAAGCGGGCCGCCGCCAGCCAGCAGGCCCGCGACAAGACCCTGGCCGACCAGCTTGCCGCCATCGCCCACGAACGTCAGCAGGTCTTGACCCCGGCGCAGATCGCCACCGCCGTCAGCCAAGCCATGCGGTTGCCGCAGCCGATCACGATCACGCTGCCACCGACTCCCGCGCAACCCGCGGCGAAAGGAGTGGAGAAGCCAGAGCGGACGTCGGGGTCGCTTCCTGCGGCCCCGGTGCCTCAAACCGTCTCCATTCCCACGCTCGACCTGCCCGCCCTGCGCGCCTACACGCTTGGCTGCCAGGAGACCGACGCCAAGCTCACCGCCTGCGAGTCCGACCTCACAGACCAGAAAATACAGACCCGCTCGATGAAGGTCGAGCGAGACGCCGCGCTGAGTGCGGCCAACGGCGGGACGTTCTGGCGACGGGCCGGCCGTGCCGCCAAGTGGACCGTGCTCGGTATCGCCATCGGCGTGGCCGCCCATGCCGCAATCCGCCATTAAGGAGAATCCCATGACCACTTTCGTTGCCGTAACCGTGATCTTCGTGCTCGGCGCTATCGCCGGCTTCCTGCTCACCGCCCCCGGCCGCAAAGACCTCCAAAGGGTCGCCGACTTCTGGCGTACTGAGCACGGCAAAGCCCGCGCCGAAGCCGCGGCCGCCCACAAGACCCTTGATGGCTTCCTGCAGAAGCTAAAGCTCGCCAAGAAGGGGCCCAACGACAGAGGTGCAACCAAGTGAAATTCCGCGACTTCTTGCTAGGAATTTTCTGTGAGCCCGCAACGGATGGGCTGGCTGGTAAGCCGAGCTTCAGCCGTATTGCTACGGCGGTCGTTATCTCCTTTGGCTGTGGTTGGGTAACGGCCATCGTCCGCTATACCCATGTACTGCCCGACTTTGCGGGACTTATCGGCTTCATTGGTGTGCCGTACGGCATCAACAAGGCGTCTGCTGCGTTCGGGCCGCCAAAGGCTTAATCAGAACCCCCTTTCTAAGGGGGTTTCGTTACAAAGCATTGCAGAGGTGTGCCGTGTGGTTTATCGAACTCGACTATGACGACCCAAGCGACTACGCAAACGCCATCTGTCTCGTCCGAGCGAGACACCTTCGCATCCTTTTCCAAAGCCGTGGGCGAAAGCATCGGCAAGCACGCCGAGCGCAAGGGGTACGCCCGCGGCGATGACGGGATGCGGCTCTCCGACTTCCTCTACTTCATCGGCATAGGGCGGGCCCACGCCTGCGCCGAAATCATCTATAAGGCCGTCGAGTATTGGAAGAATCCCCGCCGCGTCATGCTCGAAAAGATCGCCGGGTGGGCGTACATCGCCTGGCGGCACACGCCGGAGGGCGAATGAAAGCCGTCATGCAACTTGCCTGCGAGGATTGCGGCGTGGTGCGCGAAGGCACCCGCGTCCGTTCGCCCTGTTGTTTCGAGTGTGGCCTGAAGCGGCGTGAAGCCCGCTATGCGGCGAAGCGGGCGGAATACAAGGCGGAACAACTGGCCTCCAACCGCGCCGTCATCGCGGCGCAGGGCCACAAGCAACCGCCTCCCATTGCCGACAAGAAGATCGGCGTCACCAACTGGCGTGACTGGATACCAGCGATTAGCGAGATGCAGACGCTCAAGCAGGAGGCGTCATTCTCTCAGGATCGTTCGGCGATCAGGCTTGGCGACGGAAAGAAGCCGATCCTGCTGGCAACGCTTTCTGATACCCACATCGGCGCATGGTCGAGCGATCACGGCCTGTTCCGGGCGCTGACCGATGAGCTACTTTCCATTGACGGCCTGTATGTCGCGCTGCTTGGCGACCTTGCTCATATGGCCATCAAGCTGCGCGGCGTGCTGGAAGTTACAGACAACATACTGCCGCCCGAGATGCAGTTACGGTTCTTTGAGAGCTGGCTTGACGAAATCAAGCATAAGGTGGCGTTCGCAGTGTGGGACAATCACGCTATCGTCAGGGAAGAGACGGCCAGCGGTATATCTGCCTTTAAGCTGGCGATGGCGGAGCGTGTGGTCTATACTAACGGCATCGGGCACTTCGACCTACTGGTCGGCGATCAGAAGTACAAGCTGTCTGCCTCCCACCGCTTTCGTGGCGCGTCCATGTTGAACCCGCTGCACGCCCAGATGCGGTACATGCGCATGGAAGGCATCGACCGGGAAATCTGCATGCAGGGCGACACTCACACGCCAGGCGTCATCAAGTACACCGAGGGGGACATAACCCGCGTCTGTATCAACAGCGGATCGTCGCAACTGAATAGCGGCTACGGCAAACGCTACTTCTCATTGACCACTCACCCGGTTTTCCCCTGCCTTGAACTGCGTCACGACACGCATACGATGACGCCGTTTTGGAGTATTGACGAATGGCAACGGTCGAAACAGGCCGGCGTCATTCCCCCGGCTCCATCATCCGGCGCAGCTCGTCGGCCTCCAGCGCCTTGAGCTGCTTCCTCATCTTCTGGTGGGCGGCTCCGAACTCGGGGACCACGTCGGCCAGGTGTCCGGCGAGCCCTTCGTCTACCGCCAACGCGAAGACGCGCTTGCGGGCGTCACCATCGAGGAACTCGTAGACCTGGGCCAGAGCGTTGGGGTGCAGCGGGCCGTGCGTGCTGTTCTCCCAGCGCAGGGTACCGAGCATGTCTTTGAGGTCGCGGACCATGGGCTATCCGATTCTACTCTGCGTGCCTGCTACCACTTGCAGGCTTTCCTGAGCGGCGCAATCTGCGCATCCAGGCCGCTCACGTCAAACGTCGCGATCGCTGGGTTGGAGTTGAACGGCGTGTATTGGACCCTTAGGGTTTTTGTTTTCTCTAGCCGCCTGATCTCCGAGAGTGGAGACGGAGAGAAAAGAGCGGTACCTGCGCTCGATTCACTCCACTGTTCGGCGTGCGGGGCGGAATCATCGAAACGGAGACGAACGCTGTGCAAATCAAGGTCGTCGCCACCCTCCACCGAGTATTGGACCTTCCCGTCAAGGATCAAGGCGGTCGAGTGCTCCAAGCACCTAACGTAGAGCTCGGGCAGACGGTTATCCAGCCACGAGGAGACGCGGTTCTCGGCCTCAAGGGTGAGCGTCACGGTGGGCGATCCGTCCATTGCCGACTTTTCCGTAGACAATTCCCATTTAGAAACGATGTCCCGATTGGATTGCGCCGCTTTCGATGCCGGCGGCGCGTCGGGATTGAGGCTGTGATCTTGGAATTGCAGGGCAATTCCGGACACCGCAGCAATCGCTACAATGAAACCGGCGAACCATTTCCATGCTCGCATGTTCGATGGCGTCTTTTCTGGACTGCCGGTCGGACCTTGCGGCGGTTCGGCGTTGCTCTCTTTCGTCGCCGACCATACGAGAGCCAGCACCCAGCCGATGACGGTCCACCCAAGAAACAGGTTGAGAAGTGTTATGGCCTCGGCGTTTTTCTTTTTCGCGTGATGGGCATAGATCGAAGGGATGAAGTAGAAGACGAGGCCCAAGATTCCCAACAGCGCGCTCATGCCTTTCCCTCCGGCCTCGTGCTAGTTGGCCCGAACCGCGCGCCGCTGGCCTCCATGTCAAGGTGGTCCTGAATAACGTGCCAGACGTGGCGCCGCCGCTCATCGTCGCGGAGGCGCGCATACAGCTCTCTAATCCGTTCCGGTGTCGGCGAGCTTCTTTCCCTTCTTAATAGCCTCAAGTTCATCCTTCACCTCTCTCGGCATCGGTAGCCCGACATTAGCAGATTCGCGGGTCGCGTTGATTACCGCCGACCTCCAAGCGGCGTCGCCCAGTTTTTCACGTACCGCGCGAAGAGAAATAAGCACCCATCGCTCGGTTTCCGACGTGGCGTATGGCGAGACGCGCAGATGTTCCTCAAGCAAGTGTTGGGTGAACCCGGTAAGGCTTCTGTGCTGGACGCGCGCCGCCTCCGTTGCGGCCTCGTAGACATCGCTGCGGACGCGGGCATTGAGTACGCGGTCGTCGCCCGAGGGCTGTTTTTTGCCTGCCATTTCGCTGGCAAATGGTGCCCAACTGTCCTGTTTTCTGCAAGATGACAATTCCTGCATTATTTCTGCACTTTTTTCTTGCATTGTGCATTATCCGTGCATTATAGTCTGCCCATGTCGAAGCCGAAGAAGAAACCGGAAAAGCGGCTGGCGATCACCAGCAACCCGGAACCGAGCCTGTACGTGGCCGTGACCGATGCCGCCAAGGCGGCACGCATGTCGCGGAGTGCATGGCTCCTGAAGGCGGCGGAAGAGAAGCTGGCGCGGGACAGCCAGCAGGCGGCATAGGGGGGAAGGGTCATGAGGAGAATCCACATCGTGTCAGTCCGGCTCACCTACGAGGAGCGGCAATTCGTCTCCGATGCCGCCAACTACATGCAATTGCCTAACGAGGATCAGCCCAACCTGTCGCGAGTGATTCAGTCGATGGTTGGCTACCTGAGAAACACGGTAGGTCACGGCTGGATCAGACCGCAAGAACGTAAACCCTGTACACGGGTCACCGCCCCGGCGCGGAGGGTGGCATGACGCTCTCTCTGCTTCTTTCCAACCTTCACGCGTGTGCTGACGGCGTGGAGTTGGTGCGCGGCAAGAGCCTGCGCGAATGGTGGGCCGACTCCGAGCGTGCCGACCACATGCTCTGGCTGGTGGGGCACATGGCTGGCAAGGCTGGCTGGCCGACGAAGAAATCGGTCGTGCTGGCCGCGTGTGCCTGTGCCGAGACGGCGCTGCCGTATTGCAGCGACGCAGCACGTCCGGTGGCGGAGCATGCCATAGCGATCGCGCGCGCGTGGACGCGTGGCGAGGCGACGATAGAGGAGGTTCGCGCCGCCTCCGTCGCCGCCGCCACCTCCGCCT